CATCCGCCAGGATCTGAGCGAAAGTTTTTTTGAAAGTGTTCAACATATGATCCATGAAATCATCCCATGAACTCATTTGACCATCAAGAATTCCTTCCCAAAAATCGGCCATGATATCATGGATTTCATCGTACATGTGTTCGTAGGCTTTGATCTGTGCCTCGTTCGCTTCTTTGATAGCTTTTTCCTGCAAGTCTGCAAGTTTTTTCAGACTATTTTGCTCTTTTTCATAATCGTTTTCAGTTTTCCAGGTTATATAATCCTCTGCTTGCTCAACGGCTTTTTTGTAGCCTTCTTCCCGGATTAACCATGTGTCTTTTTTCACCTGTTCGGCAAGGGCAATTTCCATTTTGTATTTTTCGATATTGGCATCTTGAAGGGCTTTTAATTCAGCAGCAGTTATTTTAACAGAGTTGTTATTTACCTCGTTAATGCTTTTTAACGATTTTTCATATTCCTTTATCTGATTTATTGCTAACTGCATTTGATCGTATTGTTTTTGCGTATATTCAGGCATCGGAAATATTAGCGTGCCATCATCACCACCAATAGCATCAACAATGCTTTTGTAAAGTTTTATAATTGAGTCGCCAGCGGCATTGTGTTTTTTTACAATATCAGAAATGCTCAAATCTAACTTACCCAACACGTCATCAAGAAAAACAAGGATGGCAATTGTTTTCCCAGCAGTTCCGCCAAACAATATCTTACCAATAATGCCAGCCCCAGCAGCGCCTACCACACCATCAGGCAAGCTATTATAAACGCTGGCTATGCTTTTTATAGATTCTGATATACTGTTTATTGTATCGTGTGTTTTTTGTTTAATTAACCCATCATTGGCTTTTATCCATTCATTAATCTTATTTACAACATCTGTGGCCACCGGCAATAATTCATTGCCCATCATTGCCTTTAAATCTTCTGTGCTGGCTGTTAATTGTTTCATCTGGTTAGCATAGCTGCCCATCGTGCGCTGTTGATCACCTATTGCTGCTGCTGATCCTTTTAGCATCAAGGTATATGCGATCTGAGCTTTAGTATTGGCATCAACCATGCCTTTGCCATTCCATAAGCCTTGACGGTAGGCCTCTTGCTTTATAACAGTTTCATTTAAAACAACACCATATTTTTTCATGGTTTCAAAATTACCAACCAGGGCACTTTGAATATCCATCATAACCTGAGCGGTTGTAGTATTGTTAAAAGATGCCAAATCTGCGGAAAGCTTAACCACCTCATTTGACATCTTTAATGCTTTATCGGCTGCCATACCCATTGGAACAAGCAAATCTTGAACACTTGACATATACTGTTTAGCTTCTCTGGTTGACATGGCATAAGAATTGACTAAAACTTTTGCCATTGCCTCCGCTTCTTTTTTCTGAGTAGCAAAAACAACATTGAATTTACCAACGGTTTCCTCAAGGTTACTGGCTGCGGTGATAGCTTGTTTCATTCCATAGGCAACTGTTGCACTAAAAGCTAAAGCAGTAACCCCAAGAGCTTTAAAATTAATGCTGTCAAACTTGTTTTGCAAATAAACAACATTTTTTTCAGTTAATGTCTTTGCCTTTGCAAGATCACGCTTATATTGATCAGTATCAGCTCGTACATCAACATATATCCCGCCAAGTCTCATTTTTTGACCTTTTTAATCTGCTTGTCTCTCATGACCTCGCCTTTTGCCGCCTGGATCAAATCAAGGCAATAAAGCCGTTCATCCGGTTTTATGCCCAGGGTATCCATTATTTTAAAAGCGTCCTGGTTTTCAATTGCTCCAAACATTCGCCAATAAACTTCGTAAACAAGCCTGTTTTCTGCAAATAGATCAGGCAAGCACTCTGAACATGGTGGATCTTCGTTGTAAAGTTTTTTATATGTAATTCTGCATTCATGGCATTTTACTTCGCCTGCCCGGATACAGAATTCCGTAAGTTTTTTTTCTGGCTCTCTTGCTCCTCCTTGATATCGTTTGCAAGGATCTCTTTGAACCCATTTACAAGGTCTGTAAATCCTTCAATCTCTCTTGATACCCGGATAACATTTTCAGGAGTGCATTCAAGTTTATTGCCTTTGTCATCAAACATGTTTTCCCATCCAACCACAACAGCGGCAAGGGTAAGCTCCCGGTCAAGTTTTTTGTCGGTTTCCTGAGAAAAATTAGGCTCAAGTTTCCCCTTTTTCCCTTTTTTATAGTCAACCTTCTGGACAAAAACCTTGTCAAAGATATCCTGCGTTTCCCCAGGAAGAAGATGTTTGATTTTCAATCTGGTTTTGTCCGGGTCATTTTCAATGTCGAACCAGCGTTCAATTGGTTTTGATATTCTCATTTTTCATGCTCCTTTTTAAAAGTTTTTTGCTCCGTTTTTTTAAATGGGCGGATGAGGGTGGAGCATCCCCTCACCGGACAATCCGGCCCCGCCCAAGTCAAAATTAAATTAATCTCATCGCCCCTTCGATTTTTCCATCGAATGAAATAGATGCAAGGCCATTTTTGTCTGCAGACGGCATGGGTTCTGTCAAAATCTTAATATGACTTACCATTGTTTCTGCTGGCAATCCACCACCGGCAGCAGTTGTGCTGTTCGGCGTGTAATAGCTGGTATCATCAACGTAAAATCTCAGGTCTGTAAGGTCAGATTTCAGCCAATACGCATCACGGATCATGTTCTGCCCCTGCGTATCATCTTTTTTGTAGTTGCCAGAAAAGGTTACAGTTCCGCCGGTTCTAAGTCCCCTCAGTGTGATCATATCATCATCGCCAAAACTTGTATCATCAAGCTCTGCGTATGATCCGCCTGAAATATTCCAAGTACCGATTCCTAAGATTATATTCGCACCCAAGGTGACTTTACAATCTATGCCGATCTTGCTCTCGTTTGCCATTTTACTATCCTCCATTTATTTGTTATCAGGGGCTCCAGTCCTGTGTAACAATGTTAAAAAACTATTTCATAATTTTTTGGAACAACTTATATGTTCCCCAATCTGCGGCCAAAAGTGTTAAATGTTTTATATCAATACTGCAATCAACGACAATCGGCACTCCTGCCTTTTTAAGTTCGTCACAAAAATTTATGTCTTCACCGATAGGCTGTCCCATATCGCCCACGGAAAATCTAAACCATTTTGCAGGGATCATATCATTAAATATTTTCATATCATAAAGTATGCACCCGGTTCCGGTATATGTGACAGGCACCTCAGTTTTAAAACTCCCATCCTCGTTTTTAATTTCATCATCTTTGACCTGATACAGCTTTCCGGGTTCTCCCCTGAGCAACAATGGATCAAAAGGCGGATATCGTCTATGCACCCTCGCACCAACCACCGGCTTGTCATGAGCAAGCATTTTTTCAATCATATTTTCTGTCATGTAAATCTGGTCAGTATCCATCATTAAAATATGTGTGCATCCCAATAAAAGGGCCTGTTGGACAAGGTTATTTCTGGCTGCGTCCACCTGGCAGGGAAAATCAGGCATCAAAACATCGAATGAAATTGGTTCCCCGTTTTTGACAAGGCTTGACATATATTCCGTAACAACCTTGACAAAGGAAAAAAAGAACTGTCTATAAACCTGTTCATCTGTCAATGGCACAGCAATTGCAAGCTTGACACCATACTTTTCTTTCATCCGGGCTCGTTTCCTGCTGCAGTATGTTTTGAAATCATGTGTTTCATTTTTGTCTGAATATGCTTTTTTATATCCAGCGTCATTTTCGGCCAATTTATTGACAGGGTGAATATGCCTAATTTTTGCATCTTTTGCAAATGTCCACCGGCCCATATCATCTGCAATATCTTTCAATTCATTGTCACACCAGCAATGAGCGTATTCTGTTGAAAAGAAATTCCCACCAGGGATATGATCAAGTATCTTTTTATGAGCCATCCAATGTGCTATTTGATTCCCGGTTTCGATTCTTATATCCTGCGTATTAAGACCAACAACACCCCATCCATCAGGTAAAGTTTCCATGGCATCTATGGCATTTTTTAAGAAATCTTTTTCCGGGAGAGTGTCATCACCCAAAAACATGACAAGATCATATTTGGCTTTATTTGTCAGTATTTCAACCATTTTCGGGCATCCGATTCCATCCCGGTCAAACTCTAAAATTATTTCATAATCACAAACTGACACGCCTGAATTTTTAATAATTGCATCAACACATTTTGTCGATCTTTCTTCCCGGATTACCGGGATAATGATTGATGCTTTTCTTTGCTCCATTTAACTGCGCTCCTTTTCTAATAAAACATTATATTCCACGCTATACCCATGTATAGGCGGCACCTGCGCATAATCACCATTAGGATATATCTGGCCCCTTTGAAATTGCAAATGCCTCCAACCTGTGACCGTCAAGCTGCAATTATCAAACATGGCTTTAAGACTTTCAAGCATATTCCCGGCTTCCAACACTGAATAGTTTTGACTGAAAATATTAAACTGCAATAAAAAATCTTCTCTTTCTTCTGAAAAATCCAGGTCATTATCATCGTTGACAGAAAAATAGACACAATATGGGAAAGTAGCTCCCTGTGGCGCAAAATTGGGATACATGCGGCCTGATACGCTGTTATAGAAGCCTGTTGTGGTCGTGGCGCTGAATTTATTATATATGGCTTGAAATAATGAATTCAAAGTTTATCCAAAGCCTCCTGATAAAGTTGATTTGCTTTGCGTTTATTCTTCTTTGCTGCTGGCCTCATAAAAGGCTTTGCCTCGTCTTTATATGTTCCGAGTTCAACAAAGCTCGAATGATATTTGCCGGTAATATCTTTTGGCCCCTGGCATGAAACAACATATCCACCATCTTTAAACTTGCTTTTGGTGACGCTCATTTGACTTAAAAGCCCTCGCTCAGTGGTTGTTTTTGCTTTTTTCTTTAAAAGCTTTTGCGCATCATCCAGGACATTTTCAGATACTTCTTTACTGACAGTATTTAAAATAACTTTTGATGCTGCCAAAACTTGATCACCAAACCAGGAAACAGTCATCAAATATCCTCCTCAACAAGAAAATCCAAAGTCTTATTTTTTTCATCCGCATTTATCGGCGCACCTTTAATATTAAAAATCCTTGATCCAAAAACTATCCTATGTTTTGATGTTATCCCGGCCCGGTATCTGATCCGGATCTTATTTGTTATCACTGATTCAAGTTTCATTGCGTCAAGTCGCTCTTTTGAGGACAAAGGCCATATTGCGGCAGGCACGCTGGACATTCCGGTTACTGCACCCCAGGACGTAGTAAAGCCACCCATACCATCAGGCGTTAGTGTTTCGGTCTGGATTGATACTCTATGTCTGAGTGATCCTGCCCTCAAAAAACACCCCCGAATAATTTATAAGGAAATAATAATGCTTCCCAGGTTTTCAATTTTGCATAATTAGGCATGAAATTTTCCGTTTCCCGGTTCTCAAACAGATCAGATATTGTCAGTTTTATAGCGTGTCTGATCGCTTCCGGTACTGCAAGGCCGATACATGTCCATACGCCCGCCGTTTCCCCTGCACCATCTGCAACCGTCCCGGCAATCGTCAACGGCCATGTGGGAGTTATGGCGCTTGATGTTAAGGCTGTCGTGCATTTATAGACCAGGCCATTTTCTGTTACTGGCATAACAAGAGAATTTAAAGGATATACTGTCTCTTTGACCCATGTTGACCCGATATAATACCCACATACAAATTCGATTTTAATTGGGTTTGAAGGATAAAGGGTATCTGTGGGCCATGATTCTTGATAGTCAAGTGTTATTAACCCTGGTTCGCTCTGGATATCAACAATATACTCGCCACTGTCCATTGTCGATTCTGTTCCGTCCTCATCTTTGTATTTTATACTTGTCACACTTTGCAGTTTTCCGAAAGGCAATATAATTGAGTCACCCCCGGGCCATTGATCAAGATAGAGTTTCCAGGTCTGAGATACCAACCGCCTGTGCAAATACTGTTCAGCCTGTCCGGTTGCGGCCATGATCAAACTTTTGACGTAGGTATCATGGGCAGTGTCAGAATCATCAATCTCGCATTGTTTTTTACCTTCTGCGAGTGATATCGGATATTGAGCTGGTAATGTGACTAATTCAACTTTCATTGATTAAATCCTTACGCATTGAGATAATATCCACCGGCCACCAAAGGCCTCCATAAGACAGTAACGTTTGCAATCATACCAGCCCCGGCAGTGGCTCCGCCGATTGTTAATTGAACCTTTTTTGTCGCTGCTGTTACAACCGGCCCCCGGTAAACATGATAAAAATTCCCGGTTAAGTTTGCCTTTGCGCCTGCTGTACTGGTCAAAAGATCAATCGGAGTTCCGTCATCTGTCTGTACTGAAATCCCCGTAAATGTTGCCACCGCTGACAGGTCATCCGGGACATGGACAATAACAGCATCAATAAAAAGTATCTGTGCCGTGGCTGTCATAACATCATAAGTGGCGGCTGCCTGGTTCAATGAAATTTGTTTATAGTTTACGGTTGATTCCGGCATAAAACTTTTGGGAAGCCATGCATATCCATTGTAAATAAACATAAACCCGGTATTTGTTTCAAAATAGGTCGCCCCGGTCTGAATGCCGGTAGTCGGTTTTGTATCGGTTGAAAGTCCGATAAACCTTTTTGATAGTGTGATTAAAGTTGTCACTTGACCTCCTTTTTTCGGTCAGGCGGAGTTTCCCCCGCCGTGATTAAGGATTAAACCAACGCTGAAGCATAAGCTCCATTTGACATCGGATAATAAAAAAGATGTGCTGTGGCCGAAATAGTAGCCGCCTGAGTTGCATCATCCGCCAACATGCCGATTGATCCGACTGTATTGGCCCCGGCTGCTGTTTCGCCGCCCAGGATATGAATTTTCCCGGCCGCCTCAACATCTGATAGCCCGGCACTGTCTGTTATTACTGCTGCGGTTGCTACAGCGCCACCTACCCACACGATACGCCCATGAGCGCCAAGGCTGGCAATACTGGCACATTTTCCACACATGGCATTGACGGCAATGGTGGGAGTCGTAAAAGTGGCGTTAAAAAGAACCTGTGTTGCATTCGCATCTGCGGCCGCCGTAAGTTCGATAAAAAGTTGAACCACTGCAATCCTGCCAACAATGGTAAAAAGTTCTGTTTGTGCTGTATCTGTAAAATTTGCAGCTACCAGAACGGCATCTGTAGTTTTAACGTGCATCCCTGTGATAAGGTCTGCAATTCTTGCTCTCGTTGATGGAGCATAATTTCCGGCACCCATTTGTCAGGTCTCCTATTTTATATGATTATTTTTTAACTGCCTTTTCTCTTTTTAAAGCCGGTTTTGATATGGCTTTTTCTTCTTTGATCTGTTTTGGTTTTTCAATCGGTTTTTCAGGCAAAGGCCCATCAAATAAAGCCATAAAGCCTTTATCCTGTGCCGCATACCCGCCTTTCATTAATGCAAACGCTCTATCATCAGACACATTTGCAATAATACGATCCGGGGAAAAGCCTAAAACTTTTTGACCCTCTTTTGTTAATCGTACTTGCATAATAAAATCCTTTAGGGCAGGTTTTTAAGCTGCCCAATTAAAGATTAATCTGTGATAGCTGCCACATTCACATCAGA